TGCACCGACAGTTGTGATCGATGTTGAAGCGGCAGCGGCCTTGTACTCATCTACGTCAAGCGCCACGGCAGTACCGGCAGCGTTGTTGTAGGCGGCATGGCCAACCGACAAAGTTGTTCCAGAACCAAGCGCCGCATGAACGAGCTGACCACTAAGGATCCGCGCGCCGTTTGGCAGATTGAACATGTGGATGTCTGATTGCTCAGCGGCGGCTGTGTAGCTGCCATAAGCAATCCGAACACGCCCACCTTGCTCACTAGGCTTGATCATTTCAGCCGGATCGTTTTGATCCCACTTGGTTTTTTGGTCAGAATAAACTGTTCCCATAACTAATCTCCAATCTATTCGTTACAAAGGACTTGGATTACTTTTGCTTCTTCCATCCGGGTAGCCCCGAATGATGCACAATAGTAAACCTGAGTGGCGTAAGATTTATCGGCACGCTGTGTTATTTGTGCAGATGGTTCTTTACCGATTGCCATTTTCATTCCATCTTCAGCCCATGCATAGCACTGGCGTGATGTTCCATCGTCTTTTAACCTATTGGTCACGATGAATTTGAAGCCGACAAAGGAATCTAGCTGGCCGGTGGCTAAACTTTTTACGGTATTGAAATCAGCCGATTGCACTGCTGTAGTGTTGAGCAAATCTTCGATCTGTTCTGGTGACACTACGATGTAGCGATTGATTGATGGATCAACTGATCCCTCATCCAATTTCTTTTTAGCAGACACAAGCTTAGCAATTGTCAAACCAGCGGAACCATGGGCAATTACGTTGCCAGCCGGTAGAGCTGTTGATGTTGTGCCAGCCTTGCCTGTTGATGCAGATGCATTAAACGCAGCAATAATTGTGTCATCCATTGCCCGGCCAATGCCAGCCGCCGCAGCTTTTGCGTAGACTGATGTCGGATCTGACAACATACGGATTTTATCCTGATCGTCAATTAGGTCAGCGTATTCAAAGTCAGACAGTGTAACCATCCGGCGTGAATGCGGTGTTTCCATCAATGGTGTATCGCCATGGCGAGTGGTACGAACAGCAGCCGCTGCACTACCGATTTGATCAAAGAACGCTTTTTCGCCGGTTACTGATTCAGTATCGACTGTGTTCCGCAACAGACTACCCATCTGCTGTGAAAGCATTGTCACATTTGCTGAAAACTGGTTCACAAATGCGGTTGAGATTTGAGTTGACATAATGTCAATCCTCCACATTAAGTTGAAAATTTAGGTGAGTTTTCGTTCCAGTTATCCAGCGCAGCCGGGCTTGAACTATGGTAGGCGTAGGCGTTGGGGGCCGTTAGGCTTATCCCTCTTGTTGCTCTGGGAATTGATATCCCCGGAGCCTTAAAACTTCTGCAACATCTTGATCATGCGCCGGGTGATTTTTATCCCAATAGGGTGTACCCGGTGCCGTCAGTTCTGCCACTTTTCGCCCGGCCTCTTGTGGTGTCATCACCATTTCGGTTGTCGCGCCTTCCAGTGTATCTTCACCAAGCTGGTCAGCCAGCCCGGAAAACAGTTTAATAATGAATGGGTGATCGCCTAGCGGCAGACCATTATCCAATCTAATTTCGTGCCAAATGGCTGGATCGATGCCCATTGCCTTACCGGCAGCGGCAGCTCGTTCATGCTTTGCATCATAGGCCATTCCAAATTCTTCGCGCAGCTCAGCATCCCATTGCTGTGACACAGCATCCATATTGGCTTGCGCTGCTTCACCACCAGCCGCTGACTGCCTTTGCATAAACTCAGCCGCTGCTTGTGCGTGTCGTGGCAACATGCCGCTTGACGCTGCCATTTCTTTAAATGATTGAAGCGTGGTTTCGTCAAGCTCTACATTCTGCAATTGGTAACCATCAGCGTTGTTTGGCGCGCCAAGCTTTTGAAAGATCGGCATCCAGTCATCGTCATTAGACCCGGAGCCGGGCAATGCAATCTTATCTGCACCAACCATCCGCTGTGCGTGGACATGGCTTTTTGCTAATTGTCCAACATCTGTAAAGTTTTTGAGTGACGGCTCATGCCTTAGCTCTTCTGGCAAACTATCCAGAAAGCCTACCGGGGCCGCTTCCTGAGATCCGCTATCATCCGGGATTGTCTCAACTTGGTCATTCATTTTGGTTTAATCCTCTTGCTGTTGTTGTCTTTCTTCCATTAAGCGCATGACCGAAAGCACAACAGATCGCTGCCCTTCCAGATATGCTGAGTAATGTGGATCGCCGCGCTCAAATGTTGAGGCGTTGACATTGAAACGCTTTTGCAAATCGTTCAGAACAACCAGCCCTTCGGCTGAATTGAACACTTGCCGATAAAGGACTTGCAGAGTGTTTAGTTGCTGTTCGCTCATATTTGTGGAACCTCGCCGGTTGCCTTGATGTATGGCGCGATCTGGCCAGCCTGTTCAGCATTGGCAGCTTGTTGCTGCGCTTGTGCTTGAGCTTGTGCCTGTTGCTGTTGTTGACGGCGAACCATCATCACTTCTTCTGAAGATCTGATAACCCTTGCTGGTAGGCCAAGAACATCCACAAGATATTCGATCATCTTGTCGCTATCCAAATAATCCATCACCGGGGCCATCTCGCCAAACTGCGATAGCACTTCGATGCCTCTGAGGGTTGATTGCAGCTCAGCCATTTTCTGTGACTTAGCCAGTGGGCTGACATATTCGATATCTATGTCTAGACCTTGCAGTTCTTCTGGCGGTGTTGGGAACGCGCCCTGCCTTAACAATATAGCAAAGGAACGGTTGATAAGCGGTTGTAATAATTCGCTTTGCATCCTTCCCATAACAGGGCCAAGCAGCCGCATCTTTTCTTCGTTGCGCTGTAGAACCTCTGTTGCGGTCATGGTTTGACCTTGCCCCATCAGCAACTGATCTACATAGAAAGCCTCTCTGATTGCTTGGCGGCGTTGCTCTTCCATATTGAGGCCAAGCGCGTTGTTGGCACCCATCTGCAATGGCTCAAGACGATCTCTTGTGCCGGTGCGGTAAAAGTTCAAGCTGCCGGGCGTTGTTCTGACCGGCAATAGGAACCCATCATCAGGCACCATCAGCGGTGGATCTAATTGCTTTTGAGCTGATCTAATGGTGATCTCGCTCATTTTGTTCAGCATCTTGGTATCACTGAGGCATGTCATGCCCGGTGACCGGCCATAGACCGACACGCTGTCTTTGTTAAATCGCGGGATCAGCATTGGCATTTCGTCAAAGCCGCCCTCACCCAACACCATCTTGGTGTCTTCGCAATAGTAGATAGAGCCGATAGGCTTATCTATTTGGGCAAACAGATCCGACTTGATGCCGTCCTTTGGAAAGATGCAATGGACAAGCGGATGCTCCTTAAATGGATCATCTGTCAGGCTTTTTGCAATCTTTTGCGGTAAGTTCTTTTCACCAAATCTTGTGGCTATGGCTCTGGCTGTTAGCTCAAACTTGCGGTAAACAGTGTCCACCTTGCCTTGCGCGTCTTCAGATATGTAAATCTCAGCAATGTGGCGGCAGCTAAAGCGCAGACCATCATCATTGCCAGCCTCGACAAACATTGCCGCTGTGCCAAACACCACTAGATCATAGTACAGCTCATGGATTTCTTGCTGAAAGTTAGAGCGATTAAACGCCATATACATTTGATCAGTGGTGGCTTCCAGCCATTCATTGGCCGCATCGCTGTCTTGCAGGATCGGATCTCTAAACCGCATGCTAAACCAAGGGGCTGATGCGCCGGTCAACATGCCATGAAGGCTAGCCGCTAGCAGCTCAACAGCATGGATTGCGGTGCCGTCATAGATTAGTTCTGTGCGCTTATCGCCTTGTGCGCGCTTCTTCGTAATGTCTGCCTTGCGCGGCAGCATATAATCAGCCAGCTCTTGCCAGTGGCTTTCCCAGTTTGTGCGGTTGCTGTGCAGCGTTTTCAGCCGCCGATCAAGCGCCGCCACCTCTTTTTTGATAGGATCTGCCATTAAGTCATGCCCCCGGCCATTTTGCTGGGTTTGTCTCGTTTGATGCCAGCAATCGATCTGCCTTGGCTTTTACCGGCAGCTTTTTGCAGTAAGCGCTCTAGTGGGTTTACATTCATGGCACCCGCAAAGTTCATTGGCTGTGGTGCAGACCTGCCCATTTTGCCAGCAAGGTTTTTCTTGCCTCTGAGATCCATCACGAAATAAGACCTGTCATTAGTGAGCGCTTGCGCGTTTTTGCTTTTTTGAGCAAGCCTTGGCTTGTCGTGCTTATTGTTGATTCTTTACCCATTTTAGAGAGATTTTTGGCATCGTCTGTGGCATCACCGCCCTCACCGCCAGTCGGCACATCAGGCAGTTCTGCGTCAGTGTCATTTTTTGGATTGGTCACTTTTCTTCTATCGATATCAAAGTCAAATGTTCTAGGTAAATAACCCGGCCCCTCATCTTGCACTTGTGAAGCAAGGTCATTAGAACCTGCTTGTCTATTTGCTGAGGTGTCTTGGCTGGATCCTATGTAAACTCTTCGTGTTTCTTGCATCCCATCTGCCGGAGTACCAA